CCTTACCTCTTATGCTGCTGGTTCTGCTGGCACACTCGCAGGTACGATTGACAGAACTCATGCTATCACGCTGACTGCTGGTGGTGCTGGTTCATCTGCAACAGGACAATTCGTTACTGAGATCACTGTTATCGACTAATACTATATAACCATGAAGAGATTATTTTTCGTGGCATTACTACTGGGATCACCAGCAATGGCAGTCCCAGTAGTCCCTAATTTCACACAGGGGTCGATGACAAGCCACACAGAAACGACACAAAAAATTACAGAAACCATCAACTCGATGGACTATAACACTGGATATCAATACTCTGCAACTGGGAGTGGAATCACCGTCAACGGCAATCTTTCGCCAGGGACGGGCGCAACTAATGTAACTATAGATGGAGTGACATCATCATGGACTGGAGTAACAAGCAAACCAACATTTACACAAACAACACCAGGAGCAGCGTTTCAGTTCACAGAAACGTATCGGGGTCCGGGTTTAAGCAATCAAACGATAATTCAAAGAACCACAGAAGTTACAAGCGTAACAGACACAACCTCCATTTTCTCGCAGTAATCCTAAGTGTTATCTCCCCAGCACTGGTCCAACAAAGAGTTCTTGCTGAGACTGTCGGCGGCGTTAGCGCCACTGCTGCTCCTGTTGCTAATTCCTCTGGTAGTGTCACAAACCAAGCAATCCAAGTCTTACAAGGACCTTACATCACTAATACATACGGTGGCGGAATACAGTGCCAAGGTCCTACCCTCAATTTCACACCATATGTAACTGGTAGTGCTTCTGCTACCAAACCATATGAACCTTATTATATGGATCCTGTCTATGATATGAGAGACATGGATGAAGATGGAGCACCAGACAATCCTGGTTCTGTGCTGTATCGTGTCCCTGTAAGAACTGGTCAGAAAGATAACTACAACCTTGGTGTTGGTTTCTCTGCTACGTGGTCCCGCCCTCTTGATAAGAAGTTGCAAGACCAATGTAAAGAAGCAGCTGCTGCCAACATTGCTTTGATGCAACAGACAACTGCCAATAAGAGATTAGACTTCGAAATTGCCAGACTCAAGAATTGTGGTGAGTTGTTAAAGCAAGGAATCCAGTTCCATCCCAAGTCACCTTACTATTCTGTCTGTGCTGATGTAGTTGTGAATAATCCTCCAGGACATACTCACCCACACTATCATACTATCCCTTCCGTTTCTTCTTCCTCGGGAACACAGAACGCAACTCCCGAACAGCGTGGTTCATCTGACGCTGCTCTGCTCGGCGCTCCCCTATCGATAAAACCGGAATAGGTTTCTTACGAATCGTAGCAATCTTCTTCATAACTTTCTTAACCGTTGGTTTGACTGCTTTCAAAAGTATGTCTGCCAACGGTTTTGCTAATAGTGCTGATGCAGTAGCAACCACAGCAACACCACCAACCTGCATTACTTGTCCTCCACTGGGAAGTCCTGCTACTATCTGTTGAGGTAGTGGGACTGCTTCTGTTATCTGAACACACTCATTACCTATGAGTTTATATTCAGTAACCTTCTTTCGGAAACCTTCTACATATGTTCCGACAGGTTCTTTTGCTTGCTGTGATGCTGTGGGACAATCTACCTTGGCAGTAGCAGGTGGTGTGGGATTGGGAAGATCAACTTGCCCAGGAGGTTTAGGTTTCTCCGATTTCCTTGTGTCTACACCAGAAGGAGCAGTAGGAACAATCTGATTAGGTTCGAAATTAATAGGATTATAACTGGGAACACCAGAATCGCAGTATGTAACCAAACCTCTTTGGTCATCATTTCCAACAGTTTTGGATTTGCTGTTCGATTCGTGTGCTTCGACACAACCTGGAATATCCACTACAGGTACACCAATATTTACCACTACAGGTGGTTCTGTTGGAATTGATTGTGAAGTATTATTGAAGTCATAAGTGGGGATTTGAACAGTCTGAATAGAATCTATTCTTATTTCCCTACTTGTAATATTGGGAATCTCAGGCATCAGTCATCATCATTAAAGATATTAATGATACCAGTCCAAATAGAATGAAAGAAGACATAAAGAAAAAATGTTTCTGTTGCTTCTTTCTTTGCTCTTTTCTTATGTGTTGATTGTATCATTTCAATTAAAATTTTCTATTTTTTATTGGCCAAGTAGATTCCATTCCTGCGACTAATAAAATCACGAATGAAAATACAAAAAGTGCGCTCATTCTACTAACGTACCATGAGCACGACGAATTTCACGTAGTTCCTCAAAGTTCTTCTGTTTAGTTCCTCCGTCATATGCCCAGGCATATCCCTCTACAATCATTTGTTCGTTGAGGGACAGTTCTGCGTCTCCGATATAGAGCCACCCGAGAAGGCGTCCATACTTTCCAACACCACCAACAAGCTCAGTACGGATAACGAGATCGTCATCCCCTTCAATAGCGCCTTTAAGTCTTTCTTCCAACCAGTGAGTAGCATCGTACCCAAGTGCTTTTTCTTCATCATCTTTAGTTCTCTTTTCAGGAGTGTCTACCCCAGCAACTCTAACTCTCTCCTTCTTATAGAGATCAAATCCTAGATCAATGGTGACATCAATAGTGTCTCCATCAAGAACTCTGTTGATCTCTACTACTCTAAAATTGTAGCAGCTCTTCCTGCTTGGTGGTGTCATTGCTCCCATAGTTTACTCCTTAATACAAATAATCTGTGATGGATTGTAAGTATTTAGAGCACAAGTAAAAACTTCGTGTGGGTACACAAAAATTTTATACAGAGTAAGAGTAGAAATTACAAGATTCATACCAATAATCCAAGGTTGTACCTTATGAATCTTGTTGATATTTTCTTCACTCCAATACTCTTTCCACCACCTTTTCATTTTTTCTTTCCTCCGTTCTTAGCCTTCTTCGCTGTTGCGTTGCCCTGGTTCTGCTTCTTGTTGTTTGCAGTCCCCTTCTTGCCCTTGTTCGGACTCTTGGACATCTTCTTCTAGTTCCTTAAATGATAGGCGTAGAATATATATGACACAATACAGCGTAAATGCGAGTCCGCAACATAAAAGAATGATTACACTCCAAACAGGATTGTTTAAATTTTCATGGGTTCTTAGAAGCAATTCCATTTAAATACTCCTTTTCCGTTTGATAAGGAACAACTTTTCCAGTCTTAAGTTCCCATGCACTAATTAATTCTGGTATCAACCACTCATCTATACGAGAGCAATGCTCCCAGTTAGAAGGGACAGTAGTACAAGGAATAACTACCGTAGACCAAAAAGAAACCACATAATTTAGAATTGTAAGCATCAATATTCATCTCCACTTTTTATGATTTATAGAAGTATCATTCCAATCATTACCATCTGCCCATGGAGAAATGATACGAATATCATCAAGACCTTCTATATCAGACTTTTTGATTTCTGTTACTGGTTCCTGTTTCTCTTCTTCATCCCAAGTTTTTATAATCTCATTAACTTGTTTATCTACGTCGGTCATTTCCATATCAACTTTACCCTGAACCCACATAGCCCATAACCACTCTATGAAACCTAGGGCAAGATGATTGATGGGAAACTTTTGTTCGTTTGCCCATCTCTTACTTTTGGTGTACCAGTTGTCTTCTCCACCCCAGTAATACTTAAATTTGTGTTCTATTTTAGGATCAGCAGTCATTAAATGTAGACCCCACTTCAGAACCAAGTTCAGAACCTACTTGTTGTCCCAGAAGAAGTGCCCAACCACCTGCTAACCACCCAACATAAGGAATGCTAGAAACAGCAGGAACTATAAGTCCAGCACTAATTGCGGTCCCCGCCATCGCACCTTGTGATCGTGCGCCAGCGTCCGCCCTGATGCACTCTTCGCTTTTGGCACCCAACTTTCCCTCGGGGTCTAATGCCCCACCTCCTAGGTTTCTAGCACCATCCATCGTATATTGGTCTACACGATATTCTCTTCTACGTGTTGTACCACCACCAAAGAATCCACTCTTATTCTGATCTAACTGAAGAGATCTTTCTGAGTTTAAGATGGCAGGATCATTTGCCTTAAACTCAATCTTATATCCATCCCCGTTTGCTTCTACCTTGTAAGAAGAATAGTCACCACTAGGAAAGTTAATAACAGGATATTGAGGACGAGTTGCATTCAACAAATGACCGAGAATACCAATATGAGCAATACCAAACACCACACCTAATCCAATAGCAATATTCTTTGCTGAGAATCTTTTTGGTGGTGTGGGTGATATTACTTCTGGAACATCAGTCTTTTTGTTGAATGCCATAATCAGAATGGAAGAGAGGTTCCTGTTGGAACTGCACCGCCAGTTACTTCTGGCATCTTAGGCATAGCAGATTCTAACATACCAGGAAGAGCACCAGCAACTGCTTCGGTTGCTGCTTTAGTTGCTGCTTCTTTTGCCTGTTCGATAAGTGCATCCTTATTAAGATACACATAAGCACCACCACCAACAATGGCAGCAGATACACCAAATGAAACAAGAGCTAAAACGTTGATAAGTTTTTGCATTTTATTGTCCAGTAAAGGTTTTATCTAAATCCTTCAACTCAGAGTAATATTCACAGGGATATTCCATAGCAACTGGTTCATCATAAATCATCATTTCGGTACGGCAAATTCCATTACCGATTTCCATATGACCAACAATAAACAAAGTGAGTAGTATCATGGCATTAAATTGTAGGCATTACAGGAGGTTCGCCGTCCTTCTTAGGAGCAGCAGTTGAGATTTGAAGAGGTGCCTGTTCAATACGAATCGTTTGAGCAGGAGCAGTTGCGGCAGCAGCAGCAATCAATTTCTCCAAATCTGCCTTAGATACACCGCCAGCATTACCCATTTTCATCGTTCCATCGCCAGACTTCTTAGCAGTCTGAACACCGAAGGTAGCTAAAACTCCAGTGAATACCGATGCGATGAAAGTGGGGTCAAGTTTCTGCTCAGGAATACCAAGTGCAGCAGGGAGTTTAATATAAGCAAGGGTCAGGATACCACCAGACCATACAAGGATTCCAAGGCGAACCATTGTGCTGATTGCTTCCAACTGACTATCATGGTCAGTAGCAGCATCTTTCAACTTGCCAAACAAACCCTTTTTCTTTTCTTCTTCCTTTACTTCTGCTTTAGGAGATTCTTTTACTTCTTCTGGCATTATGTGTGAAATAAGGCATTGCTATTTATGGTGCCAATATCTCAACACTGATATTTGTTTTTTGTATTTGGTTGTATTTTTTACAAAGGGTTTCACTTGATTCGTGTTCCCATTTGTGATATGCACTTTTTAGGGATTTGACGTAATCAGTACCACCACAACCTACCATTTCTTCGGCAACGATGGTCTTGATTAACACATCTCTCGTTAAATGTGTCATATGTAAATTCTTTTTTCCAACAACAAATTCTACATTGCAAAACAAAAAAAGCCCTCAAAGAATTTGTCTTGGCTGTTCTTCCGAAA